ATGGGTCTTCCATCTTCTATCCATGCGCGTATGCGACTTCCCGCGATCGCCGCGCCTTTGTTCATCATTTCGCGCCCTTCGCTCACCATCGCCCAATGTCGAGCGGGCGTGATCGGCGCGTTCCCTGCGCTCAACGCGCGCCCCGCCGAGGCTCTGACCGACTGGCTTTTCGAGATCGAGGAGGCGCTTGCGTCCTACGACGCGGCGCATCCCGATCGCCCATCCGCGCCGTTTGCCGTCAACCAGATCGTTCACAAATCCAACGCGCGCCTCGAAGCGGATCTGAAGGTTTGCGTCGATCACAAGGTTCCCATCGTCATCACCTCGCTCGGGGCGGTTGAAGAGGTCAACCAAGCTGTTCATTCCTATGGCGGCCTCGTCCTTCACGATGTCATTCACGACCGCTTCGCCCGCAAGGCCATCGAGAAGGGCGCGGATGGATTGATCGCCGTGGCGGCCGGCGCGGGCGGTCATGCCGGTACGCTGTCGCCTTTCGCCATCATGTCCGAAATCCGCCGCTGGTTCGACGGCCCGCTCTTCCTGTCGGGCGCCATCGCGAATGGCGCGGGCATTTTGGCAGCCGAAGCGATGGGGGCGGACGGGGCCTATATCGGCTCCGCTTTCATCGCCACGGACGAAGCCAACGCCGCGGAGGCCTACAAGCAGGCCATTGTCGATGGCCACGCGGCCGACATTGTCTACAGCAATCTCTTCACCGGCGTTCACGGCAACTACCTGCGTGCCTCCATCCTCGCGGCCGGCCTCGACCCCGACCACCTTCCCCAATCCGATCCGTCCAAGATGGATTTTGCTGGCGACAAGGCTGCCAAGGCCTGGAAGGACATCTGGGGCGCCGGCCAAGGGATCGGCTCCATCGATTCCATCGTTCCCACTGCGAATCTCATCGAGCGATTCGAACGGGAATACGCCGCCGCCCGCTCTCGGCTCGGGTCCATCTGATCGAAACCGAGGGAACTCAGAGACTTAGCGGCCGCCTTTCCCGAACGGCCCAAATTTCGATTTTCCCCCTTGCGGCCGTCCGATGAATTGGGTAGTTACTCGCTCACGGCCGGCGGGAACGCAAGGTCAAGCCGCTTTAGCTCAGTCGGTAGAGCACATCATTCGTAATGATGGGGTCAGGTGTTCGAGTCACCTAAGCGGCACCAGCCTTTTCAAGGCTTTACGCTCTCCACCGCAGAACATCATGAGAACAGGTGAGAGGGTGAGAAATCTCACTTAAGCCTCTCACCTTTGGGCTCTCACCTCCGGGTTAGCGAGCGCCTTTTAATCCCGATCAGAGATCCGCGCGGGACACCGCATTCACCGCCCCCACGCTGACGCTTGGCGGCGTCGCCATGTGCTTGCGCGCGAAGATGAAGTCGAGGTCCATGCTGGCGCCATGCAGGCCGAAGGCCAACGGCAGATCGTTGGTCAACGGGTTGTCGGTGTTGCCCGAGACCTTGCCGAGCGAGACGCCGGCGTCCGACAGAACTTCCCAGTCTTTCGAATCGGACCTGAGCGTCGTGCGATAGCGGTGATAGGCGCCCATCGTCGGGAGACTGCCCAGCACCACGTCTTCCGAGCCCCAAGGCCAGCCGCCGGACGGGGCATAGGCGTTCTGGTGGCGAACGTCCTTGCTGTTGGCCGAGACGAACAGGAAGTGCGCCGGCGCAGGATTGGACGGGAACGGCCGATTGCCCGAGAGATGGATCGGCGCCACCTCTGCATAGCCCGAATCATGGAAGGCCAGGAGCTTGGCCCGCGCTTCCACCACGATGTTGTCGCCCGGCTTATAGGCCGAGGTCATCATGAAGTAGTTGCCGGGGTTGCTGCTCTGCGTTTCCTCGAAGCGTAGCGCCCCGTTCTCGATGTGCTGGCGCGCCTGCCCCTGGTAGTTCGGCGTCCATTTCGACGCATTCCAGATCGTGCCGAACTCGGCATAGCCGATGTTCTCGGTGCCGCCGAGCGCATTGTAGAGAAGGCGCATGACGCCGTCGCCCGTGTCGTAGATGCAAGGGCGGTAGAGCTTCACCGCGTCCCAGGCGCCGGCGATGCGATCGAACATCAGATCGCTCGCCTTCAGCGTCCAGGTCACGCCGTCCGTGCTGGTCGTGCGACCCATGCGCGAGATGCCGTCCACGTCGAACGCGTTATAGGCCATCTCGTAGGTGCCATCCGCCATGATGCGGATCGACATGCCTCCGAGCCCACCGGCCATCCACGAGATCGAATCCTTGACGGCCGAGTGCATGACCAGCGGCTGGCTGCGGCGCGTGGGACCGAGCCGTCCGCCCAATCCTGTCCGGCATCGCCGACCTGATCGACGCGGACGCGCCAGCCCTTGCCGAACGTGGCATAGGTTTTCAGAGCTTTCAGGAAGGCCAGGCGAAGATCGCAGATGCGCGCGATCAGCGCGTCCACGTCGTTGACGCGATCGACGGCCGCCAGTGTCCCGTTGCCGGGAATGCCGTCGATCTTGCCGACGTAGAGACCGAGCGACTGAAGCGCGCGCTGGAGCCACTTCACCGATTGCGCGGGGCCGGAATGAACGGCGCCGTCGAACACGACATAGTCGAGCCCGATCGGGAGTTGATCGAAGCAGACGGCGCGGCCGTACTGATCGGCGTAGATCGTCTCCAGCTCGGCCGTCGAGATCAAGCGGACGGAAACTTTCGGGAGACCGGAGCGCTCGCGAAAGGCGTCATAGACGCGCTGCGTCACGCCCTTCATCGTCGCCCCACCAGGGTCTTTCGGATGGTTGGCGTAGCCGCCCTCGTGAACGAGGATGCGGGCGAGAGCGGGGCTGTAATTGGCTGCGACCATGGCGACGGCTCCAGTGCGGGAGCCGTCAGCTTAAGAGCCTGGGGAAGCCCTCAAGTGCGCCGGCCTAGCGGGGATCGAGCAAGGCCCAGGAGCGACCGACGACGAGCGGCGTGAAGATCGCGCCGATCGACGCCTTGAGGGTGGAAAGGTCTTCGACGGTCCAGTCTTCTTCGCCCTGCTTGATGCGCAGCGCGAGACCGAACCGCCTCGCCTTCTCGGCGCCCGACAGGTCATTGTCGGCGGGCGTCAGCATTCCCATGATGCAGACATCGGCCAGCGTCAGGTCGCCCTCGCCGCCTTCGCGCTTCAGCGGCTTGTCTTCGAGATCGCGAATGGTCGCGGTGAAATCGATCTTCATCGTGTTCCGTTCTCCTACGTGGTCCAGAGGTCGTCGCTATGGATGAGGCCATGCCGGCGGATGGCCTCGATAATGGCGTTGATGACGTTGTTCTTTGTGTCGTTGTTGGTGGAGCCGGCGGTGATCTTCGGCACGTTCGCCTGTCGCTGGCGCAAGACGACATAGTCGCCGACCTGAATGGCATCGCCGCCGGACTCATTGTGAACGATCAGCTTGCAGCCGTTGCTCGCCGATCCGATGCGGACCCCGGCGCTGTCGGCCGTGATCTTGGTCTTGTTGCCGATGCCGCCCCACTGGATGACCTGGTCATAGGCCATCAGCAGGATCGCGTTTCCGTAGAAATAGGATTCGTCCGTGCGGATCGCATAGCGAAACCCGCCGGACGAGGGCCGGAAGCGAATGCCGCCATGGAAGCGGTTGAGCTGGTCGGGCGCCTGAATGCGGATCGCCTCGCCATTGTCGAACGGATTGCCGTTCGAGACGAGCGCGCCGGCTTCGATGTTGATACCGGTATAGAAACCGTTGTCGCCGCCGAGTACGCCCTTGCCGATCGTCAGGGCCGTGGACATGCGGTTCCCGGCGCTGGAGAAATCCGTCATGTTGATGCGCAGGGCCTGCGCGCCGCCATCCCAGCCGGGATCGACGCCGACATTCGCGCCGTTCAGTTCGGCGATATGCCAGGGCGTCTGCGTGTTATTGCCGTTCGTCGTCTGCGCCCAGATCGCCCAGCCGCGACCGCCCGTTCCGTTGGTCGTGATGTTCATGCGCGCATTGACTGCGACCAGGTCGTTCGTGCCGCCCGCGTGATGACCATAGGCGCTGATGACGGCCGTATAGGCCGAGCCCGCCACCTTCTGATGCGAGAAGTAGGCGTTCGAAACGTCCCAGGTCCGCTGACCATCGACATTGTTCGCCTGCATCTCGGCCGCGCCGATCTTCTCCATGTAGAGGATCGGATCCCATTCCTTCGAAGGCGCGGCCGCCGTGCCGAGATAATAGGAAAGGCCGAGAGCTTCCTTGTAGATCGAGCCGTAGAAGCTGCCGGCGGATGCCGCGCCCCACTCGCCGCCTTCGAGATAGATCGGTCGTTTGCCCGCCGCCGCCCTCGCCGCCGTCAGAGCCGAAGCATTGTCCGCGCCGCTCACCGCTCCGAAATTGATGGCATTGACCAGGCGCGACGGGTTCAGGATATGGCCTCCCGCTTTCGAGCCGTCATGCAGACGAAGGCTCTTCGTCGTCTCGTCAAAGGCGAAGATGCCGGATGCGCCCTTGTAGCTGTCGTTCTCGACCCTGGTGCCGCGCAACTGGCGGATTTCGAGCGTCGGCTTTGTGACGGCCCCATAGTCGGTGACGGTCGTGCCGCTTCCGCTGCCGGAGCCCGCGCCTTTCTTGATCGCCGCATCGACCTCGTCCTTGGTGTAGGCGTCGGAAATCCCGTAGCCTTGCAGCGTCGTCGGCTTGCCGGTGATGGCGGACCAAGCGGACGAGCCACCGGACCCGCCGCCATCGCCCGAGCCGATCGTCACGGCCCCGCCGCTCACGTCGCGACGCAGCTCCTGAAGCACCGTGCCGATGACGGAAAGCTCGCGTTCGAGTGCGGCGCCTGAGATCGTGCCGCCCCGCGTCACGTCCGAAAGCCGTTCCTGAAGCCGTTGGGATTTGACGACGGCCACATCGCCGACCCCGAGGGCGGGCGAGAAGCTGACGGTGAACGTGTCGAAGGGCTCGCCGCCCGTCTTCTGCGCCGTGACGGTCTCGGCCTTGAACTCGCTCGCTCCGGAGCGCTTCACCGTCGCGACGACATCGACCGCGTCCCAGATGCGAAAGGCGAAGGGGCCATAGGTCGCCCGGCCGTCGCCGCGAAAGGCGTCGGTCTGGCGCTTCTGTCGAGACAGCGGATAGGGGTTAGACATGGCGAGGTCTCCGATCGACCCCGCCAGAATGGCCGCATACCACCCCCCTTAACTGCCGTGAAAGCCGCGCGGACTAAAGCTCTAAGGGCTCGCTGAAGAACGAGCGTCAGTCGCCGATCAACGGGTTGAGCCGGAATGAGCTTGTCGGACGAAGACAGAACCAGGCGACTGGCTGCAAAGCGCAACAACGAGCGCGTCAAGCTGGCTTCGGCCTCGCTCAACACTGTGGCGATGACCACGTTCGGCGCTGGCATCATCCTTCCAAGCATTAACGGAAACGCCGTGGGGTTTCAGATCGTTTGGCTTCTCATCGCGGTTGCACTACATCTGGTAGCGCAAGCCACGTTCCGATTTCTGCGAAGCGAGGATTAGACCATGAGCGAACTTCTCGGCACTGCCTGGGCGCTTCCTGTTGGTGGTCTCGTCATGGCCGTGGTCGGCTATGTCTGGCTAAGACACAATGCGCGCGAGTTCGATCGCAAGTACGGCGGACGCTGATTCAGTCCTTCGACGGTGGTGGCTCGGCAATACGCGGCCCGCGCGACGGCAAAGCCTGACCAGGCGCCCACCAATATTCCTGACCAGTCCGCCCTTTCAGGCCACTCGCCTTCGACTTGAAGCTCTTGTCCGCCTCGGGATCGGTGAGCCACTGGAGCTGATCGAGGAAGAGACGGCGATAGGCTCCGCGCGTCGCCCAGTTCGAAGCGAGAACCGGCGTGTAGCGCCCCGCGAAGTCCACCGCTTTGCGCCCAGGATTGACCTTTTGACCCGTCGCCGCCTGGACGGGCAGACCCACGGCAAGCCCGGCCGCGTCCGAAAGGAAGCTCCAGCCGGGACCAAGCGCGGTATCGGCGACGCCACCCCCGAAGCGGTTCGAAGACGAGTTGATGAAGTCGCCGAACAGACCGAAGCCGCCGCCCGTCATCGTCGCCTTGAACCAGAAGCTCGGCGTGGTCATGTCCTCCATGTCCTTGCCGTCTAGCATCGCGCGAATTTGCGTCGCCATGGCGCCGCCCAGCGTCAGCGAAACGAGCATGGCGGCGGCATAACCCGCCGCCGCTTGCTTGCCGCCCGTCTGCATGGCGGTGATCCGCTGCAAGGCTTCGAGCTGAAGCGTTGTGAACGACAGGCCGAAACTCTTGAACTGAAGCGCGAAGTTGGCGAATTCGCCGAGGAACGTGCCGCGCGTCACGCCGCCGGTGACAAAGGATCGGGCGTTCGGCGTCCCGCCCGGCGCCGATCGTTCCGACCAGGCGGCAGTCAGCTCGGCCAGTTTCTCGGCCACCTCGCGATGACGCAGTGCCTTTTGCGCTGCCGCCAGCTCGGCGTCCACCAGCGGGCCGTCCGGCCCCGCCTTGAGATAGCGGACCTCGCCGCCGCCGTTCGCGATCGACATGGGCGTGACGAAGCCGGCGGGATCGACGCTGGCGCGCATGATCTCCCAATCCGCCGCATCAATGCCGAAGCCTTCCATGGTGACGCGCAGGCGCTCGGGAAGCGCCGCAAAGTCCGATGCCGCGTGATCGGCAAGGGTTGCCTGCCAGGCGCGCGCCTCCACCAGCTTCCGACCCGTGGTCAGCGGCTTCAGACCGCTGAGCATCATCGAGCGGTCCACCAGATATTGCGACCAGGTGTGGCCGAGCATCGGGCCGACATAGCGAGCCTCGCCCTCGATGGCGTGAAGGTAGTCGTCCCACAAAACGCCGGCACGCTGGATTTCTTCCCGGTTCGATGCCTTCAGCATCTGAAGCATGGAGCCCATGTCCTTCAGGATCGGGAGGCCCGCGAGGCGGCGCGCCGCCTGAGCGAGGAATGGATCGGTCAGAGCGGCCGTGACGCCGGCGCCGCCCAGGAGCGCCGCGTTCATCAGGTTCTTGACGGTGCCGGTTGCCGTCGCGATGCCGCTTGCCGCCGACGACGCGCCGCGAAGGTCGCTCCAGAGGGCACCGACGCGCCATTCGGCAAAGGCACCCGGTTCCAAGCCGCGCGCCCATTTTGCGCGATCGCCGGCAAGACGCGCCATCGACACGCGGCCTAGATCGCCCTTGGCGATCTCGACGCGAATGTTCTGCGTCATCCATTGCACCATGGCGTTCGGATTCGGGCCGAGCACTTCGAGCGCGGCGATGTCGCTCGACATGCCGTTGATGTGGCGGAAGATCGCCTGCACCGGGTCGCCGTTCCCGAAGGTCTGGTTATAGGTCATCCAGTCATCGGCCGACTTGAACGTCAGGAAGCGATGGTCCTGCCGCTGCGTGGCGAGCGAGCCGGCACCCATGGCCTTCATCTGCGGCGCATGGTGCGCCCATCCGCTCGTCATGATGCTGTCGAAGACGTGGTCGAGCGCCTTATCAAGACCGGCGACGCCGACCGGCTCGGCCGTCAACGGGTGCAACATGCGGTCGGGATCGACCAGGGGCCGAATGAACGCCTTCCACTTGGCGCGTCGCTCCGCGTCGCTGCTTCCCAGTTGTCGGATGGCGAGGCCGTTATGCGAGTGCGGCAAGCCGAATCCATCGAGCTTCGGGATCGCGCCGCCGGCGGCATTGAAGCGGTTTCGTAGATCCTCGAACACGCCGGCGATGTCGGACGCGAAGCGGGCGGCCGTCGCATCGCCCGCCGCTTCGCCGTGCAGCTCGCGGACGATGTCGCGCACGAGGCCGGCGCTCGCCGATCGGCGACCGGTCACAAGGCTGCGGCTGGTCGCCGTCATCACGTCCGTCAGCTTGCCGTGTGCCATGGACAGGATCGCTTCCGTCCGGCCGCGCACACTCTCGCCGCCGGCATAGCCGTAGTGCGACAGCACCTGCACGGCCGCCTCATACACGTCCGCCCGCCCCTGTTCGTCGCGATAGCCAAGGATGCGATCTTTTAGACGCACCCGAGCCTTTTCCGTCAGCACGGCGCGCCGCTTCTTTTCGATCGCCTGCGCGCGCAGGTCCGCATCCCGGCCGCATCATAGGCGCGGCCCCGGATCGTCATGGACCCGGTCGGACGGAAACCGCCCGCGCCGCCGCTCCGGATCGAAGCGGGCTCGACCACGCGCGTCACGGTCGGCGGCCCAACGCTTTCGGGTGCGACAGCCGTTGCGGCGGGTGCGCCTAGTGAAGGCGTTGGTGTCGGCGGGTTCGCTGGCGAAGATGCCGGGGCGGACGATGCGATCGCCTCGATAGCAGCGGCCGCGCCGGTCGGGGCCGGCGTCGGAGCGAGCGCGGTCGCGGCGGGCGCGGCCGGTTCATAGCCCTCGCCGAACGCGGCCGCCCAAAGCGTGTTGGCGAGCCTGTTATCCCAGCCGTGCCCGGCGCGCGGTGTCCGCGCGGTGTAGCCCTTAGGCCGTTCGAAGTGCATGAGGGCTTCGGCCGCCGACGTGTAATCCGTCGCCGCCTGGAGCCGGTTCCAGGCGAGGCGTTCGCCGGGGCTCGTCTTCAACTCATGGACGAAGAAATCCATTTGCGTATCGACATCGCGCCAGTTCGCGCCGCGCGACTGCGCAAAACTCTGCAAGGCGGCGCGGCGCTCGTTGCGCCATTGCCAGACGCCCGACGACGTTCCGCTGTCGCCATCCGGCCCGGCCGCGTTCAGGGAGCTTTCCTGCCGGCCATGTCCTACCGATGCCGCAGCTGCAACGTGACTTAAACCGCGCTGGCGAAGCCCTTGATAGATATAGCGTCCGCGCTCGTCCAAATCCTTCCCGCCGGTCGCCGGGGCCGGCATGGGCTGACCGGACGCGGAATAGGCCAGCGGCGCGCCGCCGGTCGCGGACGTGGTGATGCCGCCAGAGATTTCCGAGGGGCGCGGCCCGTTCGCCAAGGCGTCGCGCAGGCCCGCGTCGCGACCTTCCTTCTCGGCATAGGCGTCGGCAATCTGGTCGGCCATCGCGGCGGTGCGCGCGAAGGCTTCCGCGACGCGGCGTTCGGGTCCACCGTCCGGACGATCGACAGCCAGAAGCCCGTCCTGCAAGACGGGCGACACGCGGAACGGCTTGTAGGCGACCGGCGAAGGGTTCTTATTCATCGCCATCACCCGCGCATTCCAAAGCGCGCCGTGCTCTGAAGGATGGCGGTGGCACCCGTGACCTTCGCGGCGCGCCGGGTGGATGCGGCCTGCGTCTTCAGGTTCGACGCCCGTTCTTCGAGCCTCGCGACCCGCGAGCGCTCGGTTCCAATGGACGTTTCCAGCCCAATGTCGGCTTCGCGGAAGGCTTCCTGCCGCGCCTGGCTCGGCGTCCCGAACGATAGATCGACGCCCGAGGCGGCATAGCTCGTCGCCTGATCGCCGATCGCATCCATCATGGCGCGCTTGATAGACGACCGTCTTTCAATGCCTTGCAGCGTTTCGTTCGATTGCTGCATGATCGCGTCTTTGGCCGCCAGCTCTTGGTTCGTCGCCTCGATCTCGGCCGCATCTTTCGACGCGCTGACGGACATGAGCGTCGCCGTGCCGGCGAGAATGCTGGAGATGGTCGAGCCGAGCGATCCGATCGACAGGCCAGCACTGGCCGCCGCCCCCGCACCAGCCGCCGCGCCGGCACCAGCACCGGCCGCAGCGGTGCCGCCGATCCCTAAAGCGGAACCGACACTCGAATACAGCGTCGTGAATGCAGCCGCGATCGGCGCCATCACAGTTTCTCCTCGAAGGTGAGATTGCGGACCCAAAGCGCGCCGGGCCGGGTTTGCGAGATGACGACCGTCGTGTCCTCGATCGCGCCCGGAATGCCCGCCGCCGCCACGAGCTGCGTCTTGGGGGCCATCGGCTGGTCGGTCGGGTCGGAGGTGCGCAGCAACGCCACGTCGCGGGGCGGCGTCCCATTTGCACCGATCGCGATCGACGTGGTGTCGAGGACGTTCGCCTTCACCGTATGGACTCGGCCAGGGCGTCGTAAAACCTGATCGCCCGGCAGAACCCGAATGCGTGGCATGGATTCGAAGAGCGGCGCGACCCACAAGCCGACCGACATGGCGCTGGACGGGAAAGGCGTTGTGATCGCACCACCGGACACCGTGAACGGCCCATCCACGAAGCCGCCCGAGGTCATGACCCACACCTTGCGCCCTTCGAAGGGCAGTCCGGTCAATCGCCCCGCCGTGTCGCTGGTGCGGTCGAGTGCGCCCGCCAGCCAGGAGCCGGGCGCCAGCCATTCGTATTGCAGCCCGTCCGGCCGCTCGACCACCAGCCAAAGCCGGTTGCTCGCGTCGACGCCGATGGAGCGCACCGGCCCGCCCGCGTCATATTCGAAGAAGGCCGTGATCTCCTGATCGCGGATGATGGTCGAGCACACCAGCCGCCCGTCCGAGCGCAGGAGCCAGAGACGCGGCGCGTCCGTGTCGTCAGTCCCGCGCTGAAGGTCCGACATGATAATGCCGTCCACCAGATGGCTCGCCAGAAGCGATTCCTGGCGCGACGTGAAGGCGGTGGACAGGTCGTCATAGGCGGTCGAGAATAGGACGCCGCCGCGCTGGGCAACGAAGTAGATCCGGTTCTCGATCTCGGCGGGCCATGTTCCGCGCTGGAGGCCGTTGCGCCCGGTTTCCACGAAGTTCGACGGCTCGTTTCGCGTGATCGTCCGATTGGTCGCGAAATATTCCGCCTCGTCGGTGAAGACGAGCAGATATTGCCGGGCCGTGACGTGCAGGATTTCTTCGGCCGAGTTGGTGCGCAGAGCTTCCAGCTTCGCGCCGTCGCTGCGCTGTGCCTTGATGTTGACGTTGAAATACTCGGCCGTCTGCGACAGCAAGAGCGCAGAGGGGCGCGCTTTGAGCCCAGCATAGGCCAAGCGGTCTTGCACGATCGCCACGACGCCCGGCCAGCCGCGCGTGTCGGACATGAGCGTTTCACCGTCCGTCCGCCCGATCTGCGAATGGGTCGGCAGGATCGAAACCGATCCCGTGTTCACGATCTGGCTGGTGACGCTATGCTCGACGCCGTTGAACGGGAAGCCGAAGTTCAGCGTGAAGATTTTCTGCCCCGCGCCGACATAGGCTTGATCCACCGACACCACGACGCCGGCGCCGAGCGAGGGCAGCTTCTGAAGCTGCGTCTGCAACCGGCTCGCCAGACTGTCCCATTGCGCCTGCGTGGCCTGCTGGACCGCGACGCCGAGGGCCTGCGCCTCGATCGTCTCGCCATCGACGGTGATGGACACCACCGCGTCGGTCGCGTCGCCGCTTTGCGCCCATCGCAGATACAGCGTCCAGCGATCGTCGGTGCGCGGCGAGTTCGCCCCGAAGTCATGCGTCGGGATGCGCTCGAACGGCCACTCGTCCAGCGTCCATGCCGCGTCGCTCTTGCGCAGGACACGCAGCGTTTTGAGGTCTTTGTGGAATATCCCGATCGTGTCGCCTTCGAGATAAAGGTTCGCTTCGGCGGCGATCTGAGCCGACACTGTGGGAAGGCTGACCTGGGCGACTCGCTCGAAGCCGAGAAAAATATCCAGCCGCCCCGGCAGAAGCGCCACGAAGAACGACTTCTCGCGGCTTTGCTTCAGACGCCAAAAGCGCGGCGCGACCGTCGAGCCGACCTGGAGAATGCGCTTGGTGCCCGGCAGATTGCGAAAGCCCGCCTGCGCGACGGGCTCGATGTTCCGGAACCGCAGACCGGCCGCGTAATATTGCTTGATGTCGATGCGGCCCGCGAGTTCCGGCGAGAACTCGCCGGCATTCATGGACTGCTGGCTGGAGCCGGGACGCGCCACCATCAGGAGAACCGCGCGTCAGTCAGCGGATCGGATCGCAGAAGCGGCGAGGACACGGGCGCGGCGGCGCGATCCTGCGCGACCAAGCGGCCGAACGCGCCGCCGGTGCCCCCCTGTGCCGGGGTGCCGAAGGCCGCCGCCCACAGCTCTGCCGCCAACCCCTCGTCCTGCTGCATCGGTACGGCCAGGCGCGAGGCGAGTGCCGTGGTGAAAGCCGTGCGGAAATTGGGCTCCCACGAGGCAGGATCGACCTCGACCTTGCAGCGCGCCCAGACATTGGACTCGTGAGTGAAGAGCGTCCCGCCTTCGATCGTATAATTCCGCAGGACGGCTTCGCTCGGGGCGACGGCGCGCAGCACCAGGAGCGGCGCGCCGAGCCGATCGCCGGGCAGCTCGAAGCCGTAGGTCCAGCCATTGTCCGGCTTGGCTTCGAGGCGCGTCAGGCGCGAGGTCCGCCGCGCGAAGGTCCAGTCGTGGAGCCCGAAGCAGATGTCCACCACGTCGGGCCAGACGGCGTCGATCGCGCCGTTGGCGAAGCTTTCGTCATCGAGCGAGAAGGACGGCACCTGGCCGAGCTGGATCAGCGCGCGATTGACGATCGTCGCCTTGTCGATCGGCTGGGCCATGGCGCCGCCCTCGCCTTAGGACGCGACCGTGACGGCGTTGCCCGACACATCCGTCACGATGAGGTCGAGCTTGGCGGGCGTTCCGTCCACGGCCACCGAGCAGAAGAAGCGGTCGCCCTTCTTCAGATTGCACTTCTGGCGCGCGTCGTTGAAATAGCCGGCAGCCGTCACGCGGTCGCTGCCGCGTCGGGCGTCGAATAGACATAGGAATTGGCTTGGTTGCGCGAGCCGCGATCGCTGGTCGCAAAACGCGACAGCGCCTTGATGTTGAGACCCATGATGTTTCTCCGGAAGTGGGAAGGATCGGCGCGACGCGCGCGCCGATACGGCGTCAGGCGGCGATACGCTGGGAACGAACCTGCGACTTGACGCGCAGACGCTTCACGCCCTCGGGCAGGATGCCGACCGACGCGCCGGACAGGCCGACCTTGGCCAGCATGGGCGTGCCCTCATAGTCCGCGTGCGTGGTGATCGACGGCGTTTCCTGATCCCATTCGGCTTCATTGCCCATGGCATCGGTCGCCCACATGAACAGGTCGATATAACCCGACGCGTTGAAGCCGTTGCCGTCCGATCCGGTGCCGAAGGCGCCCGTTCCGAACACGAAATGTTCGTCAGGGATTTCGAGAAACTGGATGCCCATCCAGGTCTTCTTGCGAAGGCCGTTGTCATCGCCGAAGGGCAGCTTCGGCCCGACATAGTCGGCGTTCGCAAATTCCTTGTACATGGTGAGCTGACTGCCTGGAACTCGGGACAAAAAAGGCGGCGCCACGCGAGACGAGAGACGCCGCCAAAGGCCCGGCCGGGGAGGAGCGGCCGGAATGGAAGTGGGAGTTAGAAGCTCGGGGCGAACCGCTCGTCGGCGGTCTCCAGCGTCACCTCGTCGGCCGAGGCGGCATAGACGGGCCGCTCTTCGACGGCCGCGTTCCGCGCGGCGTCCGAGGCGAGGAAGCGATCGAGCGTCACCAGCGTATCGCGGAACACCGTCCACGCCGCCTGATCGACCAAGCCCAGATCGGACCAGGCGCGATCGAGCACGGGGTTCACCCCGCCGTCGCTCGACACGTGGCCATACAGCGCTTCCGCCGGCGCGTCCGGCCAGGTGCGGACGAAGGGCACGGCGTCCCGCATGATGGCGATCACCTTGGCGGGCTGATCGCGGCCGGGCAAAATCCAGTCCGCATCGAGCGGAACGCCCTCCCCGTTCCAGCGCCGGTTGACGCCATAGACCGAACAGGCAGCCTGATAGGCGGCAAGGATCGGCCAGGTCATGAACTTCAACGCCGTGAGCTGGTCGGCCGTCACGTTCAGAACGGGATCTCGTCCGGATGCAGCGGAGGCGTCCGATCCCTCGGGCTTGCCCGCGAGATCACTTCCCGCCTGACCTTCGCCATCATCAGGTGCATCGAGAACGCCGACGCTCTCACCGTCAGGCGGTGGCGACGCATCGTCCGCCGATACGCTCGAAAGGAGGCCACCGGAACCCTCTGGCTGCGCCTGAACCAAATCTTGCGCCATCGCGCCGGCATGATGCGACGAAATGCCACTGGCCTCCGGAAGCGGAACCACTGTTTCGCCTTCGCCGGTACTGCCTTCCGCCGCATCGCCCTGCTCGCTCTGCCCTTGCGCAGCCTTCGCCGCGTCGATCCTCTCCTGAAGCGTCTCGATGCCCCACCGGCCATCGACATCGATGCCGAGACCTTCGGCCTCCTTCACCAGGTCGGCCTTCGTCGCCTTCGCCATGCTCACTCCGTCATGCCGTCGTTGAAGTCCTTGCCGATCGCGGAGCGCATGACCTCCACGGGCTTTCCGTGGCTGGCGATGTCCGCCAGCACCTGGTCGAGCTGCCGCTGTGCGGTGCGGCTCTTCCAATCGTTGTCGGCCGCGACGAACACGGCCGAGACGCAGGGCAACCAGACGGGCGCCTTGCCCATGTGCAGAAGCGAGCCGGCGGCCCAGACGCGCGCCTCCGGAATGCCGAGCGCCAGTGTGGTCCCGTCTTCGGTGCCTTCGCAAAGGACGAGCGGTCCCGGCTCGCTCGCCGCGTCGTGGGCCAAGCCGGTCGGCCCGCAGCTCACCGCAATCACGCTGCCGGCGGCCTCGCCGAACATCAGCTTGGCCTCTTTCACCGGAGCCTTTCGCGGCTCGACGGGATCGAGGAAGGTGCAATGCACGGCCGTCACCACGCCGGTCGGCGAGCGAAAGCCCGACACGATGGCGGGAAACTTCGGACCAAGCGCGACCTTGCAGAGCCTGCCGCCGCGCCGCTCCCACGTCGCGCCGCGCCACCATTCGAGCGCCGGATGGACGCGGAACGTCACGCGATCCAGGTTTTCGATCTGGTCGAGCGGGGTGCCCCGCCCTTCGGAGAAGTAGCGACGGCCGAGCGCCGCCGCCGGCGTGTCGTCCAGGATCGATCCCGCGCCATCCCAAAGCCGCAGCACGGCCTTGCGCTTCTCCAGCGCCTTGGCCTCGGCCGCCCTCGCCGCCTCGGCGCGGCGCGCCTCCTGCTCGGCGCGGAAGTCCACGCGCTGGCGCGCCGTCATGGCGCGGAGACCCAGAAATTCGCGCGCCCAATCCATGGCTTGGCGGAAGTCGAGCCGCTGCGTGTATTCGATCAGGCGGATCACATCGCCCTTGTCGCCCGAGCGATAGTCCACCCAGGCGCCGGCGTCGCCATCGAGCGGCACCTTGAAGGTTGGGTCTTTCGGGTGGTCGATCGCGTCGCCCGTCACCGGATTATGCGCGACCCAGAAGCGGCCTTGCTGCCGGCCATCCGGAAGGAGGCGCGCGCAAAGCTCGCCGATCCGATCCTTCAGCGCCTGTTTGATAGAGTCGACATTAACGTCGCGCATAGACTTCTCCCCTACTAGTTGTACAACAGGAGGAAGCCATGCAAGAAAAATCCCCACTAACTGACGACCCTAAGAAAAAAATCTCATTCTGGCTGGACGAAAACTTCTGGCTAAAAGTCTCTATGGTTTCTGCGGCGTCTCTTTTAGCATTATTCATCGTGGTATGTGCCTCAGCTTACTTGAGCGCCAATACAAACAGAGAATTGACTCGGTCAATTGATTCAATTTATAAGATCGGTATACTTGGGATAGCGACGGTAACATTCTCCACCGTCATATGGCGCGGTCTTGTTTCTACTCGCCAAGTTGAGTCTCAAGTAAAGGCTACAAACCATCAAGCCCACCAGATCGAGCTCGTTCGGAAACAGAATGAACGCGGGCAACGGAATGAGTTGGCAAGTTTGCTTCAGAAGGGTGCAGAGCTTCTCTCGAGCGAGCAAACAACCGACCGGTCTGCTGGACTTGCAACGCTGCACGCGGTGGCGGCTTCTAACCAAGAATTTTCTAAGCAGGCTATGAATATATTGGCTGAGCAACTTGAGAAGGTAGCCAAAGAAGACTACAACAGTCGAGAATACAAAAATATTACTGAAGCTATGCAAGATGTATATGACAAATGCAGCATAACTGCGGACTATAGCATTGCTTTTGAGGCCCCAAACGATGAGACGAAATGGAGCATAGTAAAAGGGATAAGTCGGATTAAATACACGAACGGTTACTTTCGACTCACCCGGGAGGAGAGCGAGGCGGTATTCCTTGGCACGAACGTTCGATTTGTTGGCGTCCGGTTCGAAAGTGGAACCCACGCAGTCACCTACCTCAAATATAAAAACTGCCGAATTCGCGGGGCAAAGATTATATTTTATACCCAAGCTCCTGTTGAACGTAATATTTTCGAAATGTGCGATTTTTCCGGATGCAAAGTTACTATACGCTCTAGCAAGAATATTACTGGTCGAGACAACTACTATTACGAAGACACGCCGCCAACGACGCGCGACGGTAAACCCCTGCGTGACGAGTGGCTTGAAGCTAATTTTTCGAAGCGGCAACGATGGAAGGAAGAGCAGCATTAAACCTCCCCCCGCAGCAGTCGCTCCAATTGGTCCATGTCGCGGTCGAGTTGCGGATCGTCGTGGCGGGCGTCTTCCACCGCGCCCATGGCGAGGCTCACCGCTGCGGGCGTCAGACCGAGCGCGCGGGCAAGTTCGGATTGCGGGAGGTCGAGCCCCTGGTTGACGAGCGCGATCGCGCGTTGCCGCAGCCGCGCCGCCCGCAGCCAGGCGGCGTCAGACGTGGCGCGCCGGGCTGGATCGTGGCGGAGCACGTCGCCCGTCGCGACGCCCTCACGGGCGCACAAAAGAGCAAGAGCCGCGTGAAAGGTTGAAACGACAAGCCGGCTCATGTCATCGGGTGCCGACTGAATGCGGCCAAGACGCGCGATAGCTTTCCGCAGCTTGCCCAAAGTCGAGGGGCGCGGCTTGCATTCGTCTGCCAGCAGCCGCCGATAATTTCGTTCGCTCATACCCGCGCAGCCAGCGAGTTGTTCGATCGAAAGCCCGGCCGCGATCCGCTTGGCTTCAATCGCGAACAGGGGCGAGGCCGCGTTCATTCAACACTCTCTTGGTTTGGAGAAATTCACTGACGGCATCGACCGTCAAGGGCCACTCACCCGGCATTGTTTCAAGGAAGATGCGCCCGCCCGACCAGCGCGCGTCGATGATGCCGACACCCACCACACGGCAGCGCCGCCATTCGGAATTCACCGTCTCGATCACATCGGACATGAGCGCGGCCGGGTCGGAGAAGCGCCCCGACAAACCATCGACCACGACCACGGCCAGAAGAGCCGGCGCATCGCTCATGCCGCCCACCCCTGACAAAGCGCGATCAGCAGGAAACCACCCAGCCCGCCCCAGAAGAGCGCGAACACGGAGCCCCCCAGCCAGCGGCCGCAGAACAAGAGCGCCGCGCCGGCGCTCGCGATCATCAGTCCAGCCATGAACGCGGCGAGCCAAAAGCCCCAGACCGGCAGGATCATGACGGCTCGAACTCCTCGGCCGCGACGGGATCGCGATCCGTGTTCACCGTCAGAACCCCGATCGGCTCTCCATCGGCAGCGCGATCCAGCTCGAAGCGGAACGGCACCAGCTCTTCTACCGAGCGGCCGAGGTGCGCGGCCGCGCGTCGAAGCGCGAGGCCGGCCAAGCCGTCGAAGGTGAAAACGAGGCGCTGGCTCATGATCTAGCTGCCCGGTTTCGGATGCGGGCGGTCGAGCGTTCGATCGCTCTCCAGCTCCTGAAGAAAAGATTCCTGCCGAGGGCGATGGCGCGCTGCGATTGCGCGCGCAGCCAGTTCCCGGCGGATCGAAAGAGTGTCGGCATCCAGCGCCTCCGCATGGGCGTCGGCCCGTTCTGCGGCTTGGTCGAGCGCCAGCGCCACGGGCGCGGCCGCCTGGTCGAGGGCTTCGCAAGCCTGTTGCAGAAGACGCGCCCACTTGCCGGACACGTCGGTCATTTCGTGAGCGCGCTTGTGCAGACGCAGGAGATAGCTGGCCGGAACGCCGGTCAGCTTCGCCACGCGATGGCGCACCGCATCGTCCGTATCGCCCGGCCCGCGATAGAGAGCCTTGTGCAGACGCGCCGCGTTCCGCTTGGCTTCGGCGACGGCCGGTTCGAGAGAGGGATCGAGCGCGATGATCATGGCGTCGGCCACGGACAGGAGGAGGCCGAGAACGGACGCAATTCGGTCGGACATGCAGAGGTCTCCGCGTCAGATTGGGACACGGAAGACGGAGGCTCTGGCAGATGATCGGAAGCGGACAGGTAGAAGTCGGAAGCGGATACCTGTCCGCGCGTCGCCTGAAAGATGCGCGCCATGATCTTGGGTCGCGGAATGCGCAAGCCGTTCGCATAGCGCGTCACGGAAGCCTGAGTGACGCCGATCTGAAGGGCGAACACATCCTGCTTAATCTGATTGGTACGGAGGTATTCGATCAGCGTCATACGCCAAGGAAATCCGAAGTGGTATATGACGTCAAGCCATAAACACCGTTCCGGATTATGCTTGATGCCGTAAAAATTATACCATTTCGGAATGAGCTATCTTCGTGACCTTCGCAAAGCTGCTGGTTTGCATCAAGCCGAACTTGCCGATCTGGCTGGAACAAGCCAGGCCCAAATCGGTCGCCTCGAAAAGGGCGAACGAAAACTGACGATCGAATGGGCGGAAAGGATTGCTCCGCATCTCAACACAACTGCAAGAAATCTCATGTTTCCACCCGACCAAACACAACTAGCGCCGGTGGTTGGATTCGTGGGAGCAGGAATGGAAGTATTCTGGGAACGTGATAGCGAGCCGGAATTCGTTATCGTTCCGCCCGGCATCACAGTACCCGTTGAGGTCGTGACGGTGCGCGGAGACAGCATGTACCCCATCTACCGAAACGGCGATCGCCTTATATTTGAGACGGTCGCTCGTAAGCTGGAAGACCTTGTCGGAAAAGAATGCGTGGTGGAACTCACTGACGGTCGCAAGTTGGTTAAGACTTTGCGACAGGTCGGGAGTGAGATCATCCTCGAAAGCTGGAACTCTCCCCCGATAACCAATGTGGTTATTCGAGTGGCCTATCCCATCCGCTGGATCGAACGTTTTTAGAATACCATATTGACGTATATTCCATTATGGTATTTTCTCGTTGGGCAACCAACTGGAGAATCCTCATGTCCACGGGTTTCAGCCACCAAGAAGCGTCTTGCGCCTACAGCGTCACGAATTCGACGCGCCTGAATTCATTCGGGAGCAACGCGCGATGACCGTCGCACTTAACGAAAGTCCGGACATTTCCAACGCGAGCGCACTTAACAAAAGTCCGGACATTTCCGGGGCGCTGACACTCCCGATCGAAGACATCGCATCGGCGATGGGCCTCACGGCGCGCGCGTTAATGCGCAAGCACAAGCGCCTATCCAAAGATCACGGCTTCCCGCCGCCGCTACCCGGCGGCGTCTGGCGCTGGAGCCGAGCCGCGTTCGAGGCATGGGTTCGAGCGAACGGGGTGCCGGCACAGGAAGACGAGGATCGAGCTGCACACTCCGCCGCTAACGATCGGTCGTCGCGTCTGGTGAGCGAGCAGAATAAGAGCCTGCGCGCCCGCTATGGCGCGGCCTGATGAGGAACGCCTTCGAAGGAAACCGGAAGCCATGAAGAAGCCGGGCGCTCCAAAAATCCCCAATGTCGCATGGCGCGACGGGCGCCCGCGCTTCGTGCCGGGCGAGCCGATCCGCAAGCTCGGCTTCAAGGGCGAAAGCCTGATCCATCCTGATGGGACATGGTTCACCGCCGGCGAGGCGCTGGATTGGGCAAACCGCAAGGCGGAAGAAATCGCGGCCAAGCGCGCCGAACTGGTGAAAGCCGCGAACCACAAGCGGCCGAAGGGGGCCAAGCCCCTGCGCCACGCGCCCGTCATCTACAGCCTCGCCGATCTGTTCGAAGACTGGAAGCGGTCGCCGCGCTGGGTCGGCGGCGAGGCGATCGGCAAGCGGCAGGTGAAGCAGCTCGCCGAGAACACGCGAAACAACTACCGCTGGAAGATGGCTGTCATCGCGCAGCACGATCACGAGCTGTTCCACGCGGCCGTTGATGCGCTCGACGGAACGATCCTCTTCGGCCTCTACGAAGACCTGTGGGCCGAGCGAGGCCTTTCGACCGCGCGCGGCTGCATCGCCACCATTTCCAGCGCCATTTCCTGGGGCATGAAGCGCGGCAAGGTCCGGCTCGCGACCAATCCCGCGCAGGACTTGGGGATGCAGATGCCCGAGATCGTGGTGCGCTTCGGCGAGCGCGAAGAGATCGCCGCCCTCGTCGCAGCGGCCGACGCGATGGGCCGCCCCGAGATCGGCGACATGATCACGCTCGGCGTCTGGACCGGCCAGCGCCAGAACGACCGCCTTGCCCTGGTTGAGGAAACCAGCGAACTCTCACGAGGGCGCCGCATGTTCCGCCAGCACAAGACAGGCGCCCTCGTCTCCGTCCTCGAATCGCCCGAGCTGCGCGACCGTCTCGCCGCCGCGCGCCGCCGGCGCAAGAAAGCGGGGATCGAGAACCCGCGCGTGATCATGGACGAGCGCCAATGGCTCCCGTGGAACGATGACCACTACCGCCACACCTACGCCGACGTTCGCGCCCTCGCCGTCGCAGGACTGAAGGTCGGCGAGACGGTGGGCGAGGCGTTGAAGCGAGGGGCAGAGCCGAGGAGGAAGAGCCAGGCGGACGATACCGTCGCCACGCTATGGAAGCTGAAGCCCTGCCCGTCCGTGGTGACGCTCCACGATCGCCATCTCCGCGCGACGGCGGTTGTCTGGATGGCGCTCGGCGGCGCCACTATCCCTGAGATCATCAGCGTTACAGGCCATACGCCGGCATCCGCAACCACGATTCTGAGGCACTATCTCGCCAGGCATCCTGAGATGGCTGATGCCGCAATTGCAAAAATGGTCGTTTGGTTTAAAAATGACCCGGAGCATACTCTAGAAGCGTAG